GCGAAAGGCCCTGGAGAGCTTCTTCGCTAAGAGTGGGTTGCAGACCAACGAACTCTCCGATACCGACAAACGGTCGGCTGTCGAGATGGCACTCAGCGAAGCCTACGACGGCAACGGCTGGTGCATGATCCTCGCGATGTTCTCCGATACGGTCGTGTACGCACACATGGATCCGCAGTCGTATAAGTGGGAAGTGTACCAGAGAACCTACTCAGTGGCGGAGGGCGGGGCGATTTCGCTCGGCTCCGACATCACTGAAGTGAGGGCCGAAACGAAGTACGTACCACTCGTCATCACAGTCGAACAAACCACCACCACCACCAACGTAGGAGCAGAGAACATGAGCAAACCGAACGAAGCAGCCCCGAGTGGCGCGCAACCGGCGGCCAACGCACAACCCGCAGTAGCAGCTGTTGCGGCGCAGCCTGTGGTTCCGGCCGTCGCACAAGTCCCAGCAGTAGCAGCAGTAGCAGCAGCAGGGGTAGCACCGATCGTCGCTGCGGTAGCGTCAGCGGAACCGAAGAAGGCGAAGTCGATGGAAGAGCTGATGGAGATGGCCGAGCCCAATGTCAAGACGCAACTCCAGAGCATCATCAAAGTCAACACCGATCGTGCTGCGGCGCTGATCAAGAGCCTGGAGAACAAGGTCGGCCTGGACGCCAACGAGCTGAAGAGCCTCTCCCTGGAACAGCTCGAGAAGATGGCCACCAAGCTGAACGGCGGTCAGCCAATCGACTATTCCGGTGCCGGTGGCGGAAGCGTCGCAGCGAATGCCGCAGCCGCAGTTCAGGGCAACGGTCAGCTGGACTTCACGCCAGCGACTCCAGTGTTCGCGGAGAACGAGCAGGTTCCGGCGAAGCAAGTAGTACCCGGCCGTAAGGCAGCGTAGCCCCAACGGGGCGTAGTCAAGTCGTCACATAGTCGACGCAAAGAAACCGAACTAACCCTGAAAGGGCACTACCATGGCAAGCAATACCATCTGGCTGAAGGGCGAAGGCCAAGTCAAAGAAGCAGCCGCTGGGGGCGCAATCACTCCGGGTCACCTGATCAACTACAACACGTCCAAGCAGTTCGTCGTTCACGGTACGGCGGAAGGCAACGCCTACCCGATGTTCGCCCTCGAGAAGGACTTCGTCGGCAAGGACATCAGCTCCGCCTACAGCTCGACCGAACGTGTCCAAGCGGTGATTCCGCTGAGAGGCGCCGAGATCTATGCGCTCCTGCCGGCGAGCGCTCTGGCAGTCGTCATCGGCGATGAGCTGGTGAGCAACGGCGACGGCACGCTGAAGAAAGTCACTGCCGGCGCGGTGACCGTGGGCAATCTGCGTCGAGTACTGGCGCGTGCGCTCGAAGCCGTGGACAACTCCGCCGGCGGTACGGTGGTTCGAATCAAAGTCGAGACCGTCTAGGTCCCAGTTCAGTCCAACTCAGGAAAGGAAGCACTAATGAATCCGAACCAAGTCGAAGGACTGGTGCAAGGCGGTCAGTACCAGCCGGGCTCCGTGGCCGCAAGGCTCATGGCGAACGGGCTCAATATCAACGCCCTCCGCACCAACGATGTACTCCGCAAGGAGGAGTGGCTGCTGTTCGATCGCACCGTGGTCGAAGTCGCCCGTCCACGGCTCGTGGCAGTCGGCGATCTGCTGACTCGCGGTCTGCGCATGCCAATCGCCAACGCGATGGGCACAACGATCGTCCAGCACGAGACGTCGAGCGACATGTCGGCTGCCGACATCAACATGACGGGTCTGGCGGAGGGCGAGCGTGACCGGGTGCTGTTCAGCCAGGTGAACACGCCACTGCCGATCATCCACAAGGACTTTCAGTTGTCCTTGCGGAACCTCGAGTCGGGGCGTCGGATGGGTCAGCCAGTCGATACCACGATGGCAGCGATCGCCACGCGCAAGGTCGCGGATGCGGCCGAAGCGATGGTGTTCAACGGCGCGAGCGTGGTGGCCGGTGGCGGGACGATCTACGGCTACAAGAACCATCCCTCCCGTAATACGGGTTCAACCACGACGGACTGGGATCTCGGCACCACGACCGGTGAAGTGATCCTGACCGACCTGATGGCGATGATCGCCAAGGCCGTGGCTGACAACATGTTCGGCCCGTACATCGTGTATGTCAGTGTCGCCTCCTACGTTCGCCTGCTCGGCGACTTCAAAGCGGCCAGCGACAAGTCGATCATCTCCCGGCTGCTGGAAGTACCGGAGATCGCAGCGATCCGTCCGACAACGCAAGTTGGCACCGGCGCAGAAGTCTTGCTGGTGCAGATGTCCTCGGACGTCGTCGACTGGCTGGATGGCCTGCAACCCACGACCGTGATGTGGGACTCGCACGGCGGCATGATGATCCACTTCAAGGTCATGATGATCGGTGCACCACGCATCAAGTCCGATCAGACGGGCCAGTCAGGAGTCGTGCACTACACGTAAGCGGCCTGAAGCTCAGGAGCGCACGAACGGCAATAGCATCGGGATGGTGGGGGCCGAGACCCCCACCATTTGTTTCGTAGTCAACTAGTCAGGAGATCATCATGGCAAAGTTCAAGGTCGCAGCAGGCAAGCATCACCAGCGTCAAGCCGATGGGTCGGAAAAGACTTTCAACCAGGGCGACCCGATCGAGATGTCGGCGTCGGAAGCCGCCAAGTTCCCGAACAAGTTCGTTCCCGTCATCGAGGACGAGCCAGTAGTCGCGGTCGCGGCCGCGGCCGAACCCGAACCCGAACCGAACAAGACGCCGACGCCGACTTCGAAGTCAGCACTAGTCGGTCCGAAGACCAGCAAGTAACGGGAGACTCTTGTGGCCAGAGTAGGACAGGCGGAAGTACGTAGTATCGCGGGACTGCCAGACCAGGCGGCTCCGGCGATTATTACTGCCATCCCGGTTGCCTCTACTCTAGTCACGGAGAACCTTGTAGGCCAGGGGATGACAGATGCAACGCTTAAGAACATCGAGCTCTTCCTTGCGGCGCACTTTGCGACGCTGTCTTGGGAGAAGGGTCCCTTAGCTGCAGTCCAAGTCGGTGAGGCTACCGAGAGGTACCACGATATCTACAAAGCTGGTTTCAGCTCCACCCGCTTTGGCCAACAGGCTCTTTTGCTTGACAGATCCGGGATACTCTCGGATATGTCGGCGAACGCTACGAGCCCAATGAGACGTGCCGAGTTCACTGTGATCGGTACTCCTGATGTGGATCCCCTGGAGTGAAGCACTAATGGGCATTCTCGTAGGCCGTCTTCCGCACAAGCTGACTTGGTGGAGAGTCACTGGAGGAGATGGCTTTGGCGGTGATACCTTTGCATCCCCAGTATTGATCGATGGGCGGTGGGAGGATCGTCAGGAGACCTTCTATGGTGCCCTGGATCGCCGGGAATTGATCAGCAAAGCCGTCGTGTTCGTAGATCGGGACATGGCAGTTGGTGACTTCCTCCTGCAAGGTAACCAAGTGGCCCAAAGCTCGCCCGTGGCTATTGCTGGAGCACTAAAGATCCAGCGCTACGACAAGATTCCTGACCTTCGCTCACTAGACGAAGTCAGAAGGGCGGTCCTCTAATGGCCACCAGGATTAAAGCCGATTTCCAGCCAAGACTCCCCGGGCGTGTAAACGAGGGGAGTCACGCATTCTACCGACGGAGCTCCATGATCTCTGCACGTGAGAGCATGGCGACTGTAGTTAGGAACTACGAAAGAATCATCAAGCAGCTCCATAGCGTTACGCCTGATGCTGTCAGGAATGCGCTCGAGCCTGTCTTCAATAAGAGTCTGGAGTACGTACCCTACAAATCGGGTCGCCTGTCCGAGTCGGCGATTCTCGAAGTGGAAGGGAGCCCAGGCAACATCCGAGGATCAATCACCTACGGCAACCACGAGGCTTGGTACGCTGCATTGGTACACGAGTACGTATGGCTTAACCACAATCCACCGACTCGTGCCAAGTATCTACAGTCTGCCCTGGAGGAGGAGATGGATAGCTTCCTCACTTCACTGGCTGTAGACTATGCCTCGGCACTGGGGATGGTATGAAAGATCCAGCCATCTGCATTAAGGACGTGATCGTAGGAGCACCCCCCCTTGGAGCCTTCGGGGCTACGACGGGATGGGGCGTGTTTCTCGGAGCGCTTCCTTCAGTGCCAGACACGATTATTCTCGTCAATAGGACTGGTGGTCGTCCTCCCTTCCCTCACTTACTCCTGAACGAGCCTTCAGTTCAGGTAATGGTTCGAGGCTCAAAGAATGGTTACGTGGATGCGAGTAACAAGATCCAAGCAATCGTCAATCGCCTTTTAGGGATGACGACACAGGTTCTCCAAGGGGATACCTACCGGTCTTGCAACCAGGTCGGTGATGTGAGCTATCTGGGGCAGGACGACAATACTCGCCCGATGTTGGTGGCGAATTTCTGGTTCATAGTTGAGCCCGCGGCGGAAGCCGGCGGAAACAGAGTCGCTATTACCTAGTAAAGGAAAGGACAAACCATGGCTGCAAAGCGCATCGAAATCTCCGCCGACGACGCAACCTATTACCTTCTTCCTGGAGGTCAGGGCGAAATCAGTCGCGACGGAGCGTCAATCGACGACACCATCTTCGGGCAGGTCTACAAGTCTGCCCTGACGGGTCCAATCACGTGGGGTATCAACGCCAACGCTGTGTACAAGGGCTTCCCGGGTTACGCCGCGAAGATCCTCAAGCCCGGTACCTCAACAGCGATGTCGGACGAAGCGATGGCCCTTGTTTCGGGCAAGACGTACCGTATTACCGCAACAGCCAAGCGCGCAATCGACCGCGCAACGACGGTAGTGGTAGAGGACAACGCTGTCGATCACACAGCAGACGTCGATCATATCGACTACTTGCTGGGGACGGTGACGTTCAAGTCAGCCTACACGGTTACGGGTTCAGTCACTATCACGGGGAATTACTTCCCGATGACGGTGGCGATCGCCAAGTACACTGGCTTTACGCTCAACATGACGGCCGAGGCCCTTCGTACCTCCGATATGCCCGCACTCCAGGCGAACTCGGGGTACCATACGCACTCGCCAGGTCTCAAGACCGTTACCTTGGAGCTACCGAACGTCTTCTTGGCAGCCGACGGGTGGGGCGATGAGGTCGATGACCGCCAGGAATGGTTGATCGAGATCAACCCCGATGGCACTGGGTGGTCAGGCTCCATTGCACGGGGCTTCTTCCGTCTCATGTCCCAAAGGCAGTCGGGTAACGTCGGGGCACTGGAAGATGAGAACCTCCGGTTCGAGCTGAACGTCCCGTACTATGCCTCGACGCCGGGTCTCACGTCGCCGTTCAACTGGTTCCATTCGACGTCGCCACTGTCGCCGATTCCGACGGCCATCAAGACCTGTCTGGATCGGTTCCTCGGGGATCTGCCGATCTATGGCAAATATCTCCACGACGGTGTCGCCGGCTGGAAAGGTGCAGGCGTCCTGACGAGTCTCTCCCTCACGGCTGGGATGGAGTCGGTCAATACGTTCGCCGTCAACATCCAGGGTAGCGGACAGCCAACCGCGGCGTAAGATCAATTACCGAATCACCTAGGGGCAAGGGTCTGAAATTAATGTCCGGCGCTCCTAGGCCCCTTTCAACGTAGAGGAGTAGAACATGAACACAGTACGTGATAGTATTCGTGGCAAGATCCTGGACGAGAAGATCCGTCGGATCGTAGTAGAGCTTGACGACAGTACACAGGTGGAAGTCCGCCAAATGTCGATCGGGCAGATGCTCGATGCAGTGAACGAGACCGACAACAAGAAGCGCATGGCGAGTTATCTCATCTCATGTTGCTTCGTACCTGGCACTGAGGACCCCGTCTTCGAGGCGCAGGACTTCGATGTCCTGATGGGACTTCCGGCTGGTGGTTACTACCAGAAGCTGATGGACGCGATCAACAAGCAGCTCCTACCGGCGGAGCTCAAAGCAGCGGGAAAAGACTAAAGCAGGACTCCTACCAGTTCTTGATCCAGAGCGTCGGATATCATCTGGGTAAGACAGAGTCGGAGGTAAAGGTGATGGGGGGCGACGAGTTCGCCCGCTGGGTCACGTACCTCAAGGAGCACGTGTACAAAGATGGCCACCCGCCGAACAATCGATCTAGGAACAGTCGGATTCGGTCTCGTACCTGAGACTAGGGCGCTCGAGCAATCACTTACCCAGCTCCGCAAGTACGGTAAGGAAGTCGAGCGTCTTGGTCAGATCGAGGACGATACTGTCCAGAAGCAGTATCGGAAGTTCGCCAGCATCGAGCGTATCCTCACTACACTCTATGTGAGGACTTCGGCTGTTATCGCCCGCATGAGAGAGGCGGGAGTTTCTGCGACGGAAATCGACAAGATTGATCAGGCGTATAAGAGAGTCAACACGACTCTTACCAGGCAGGCTGATTTACTGAGTCGGTCGCAGATCGCCCGAGCGTCCATCGGTATGGGCGCTGTCATCTCAGGTGGTAATCGGTTGGCAAGTCAAAAGGAGGTGGGCGGACTAGCGCTTGCCTTCAGGGACCTTGAGCGGGCTGCCATTCTCGCAATTGGTCCTCTGTCAGGAGTCGGAGCGCGCCTCGCAGTCTTGGCCGCGCTCTTCGAATCCGTTGGTAGCTCGATGACGTTGATGATTGCCGGAGCAACGGGCGTTGTCACAGGCATTGGCCTCCTCGCTGCGGCAGGTGTTAAGGCCACGATGGACATGGAGCGCTTCAACGCCCAGTTGACAGCGTCTACCGGCGCTGCAGTCTTAAATGCCGATACGTACGCCTACCTTCTGGAGCTGTCTAACAGGCTGGGCCAGAACGTACGCAACCTCATCGAGCCCTACGCTAAGTTCACGACTGCCGCCCGATTGTCGAATGTTAGTCTCCAAGACCAGCGGAAGATCTTCGAGGCTGCTACCGTTGCTGGTACCGCTATGAAGCTCAATAGCGAGCGCATGGGGCTCGTATTCTTAGCCCTGGAGCAGATGTTCTCCAAGGGCACGGTTTCAATGGAGGAACTCCGCAGACAGTTAGGCGACTTGCTGCCGGGCTCCTTTGCGATTGCTGCTCAGGCGATGGGAGTCACAGAAAGTCAGTTGACCAAGATGATCAAGAACGGGGAAGTTCTGGCGAGGGATCTCCTCCCGAAAATGGCCAAGGGATGGATAGAAGCCTTTGGACCTGCGGCATCTCAGGCTGCAATTGCTTTGCAAGCTCAGCTCGAGAGGCTTGGTTCGGCCAGCTTCGAATTGCTCAAGAGGTTCGATGCCGTTACTGGGTTCTCCAAGCTCTTCCGGGAAGCTGTAATTGCCACTCGTCTGACCCTGGAGTACCTCACTAAGAACATGGAGACTGTTATTGCACTCTTCGGTGCCATGGCAGGAGCCGGAGCCGGTTTTCTAGTATACCAGCTCTTTGCTCGGTTGCCGGCAGTGATTATGCTCACTGTTACAGCTATGAAGGCACTTATAGCGTCCATCATCACGCTCGATCTGGTGACACTCGCTACAGGGTGGGGTGCACTCCTTAGCGTGATGGCCAAAGCGGCGGCTGTCATCATAGGGGCCGTTGTAGGCTACAACCTCCTGAAGGATGCGATCCAGTCTGTCCAGACTCCTATGGAGGATTGGGTAAACGAGTCTAAGGCCTGGCTCGATGTCCAGGAGAAGATCGGCAAGTCGCACAAACAGACTACCGACGAGATCAAGAAGGGTACACAGGAAAGATTGCAGCTTCTGACTGTTGAACTCTCGTCCGCTCATGAGATGTTGCGTCTGACAATAGCCTCTCAGAAGGCTAGGATGGACGAGGTAAATATCAAGCCGAGCATCGCAGCTCCCTTCGGCGGTACATTCCTGGGTATTCAACCAACAGGTGAGTCTCCTGAAGTAACTGCCGCTCGCAAGCGGTTACAGACTCTGGAAGATCTCCGGAAGGAGATGGAGACTACCCTGGATCGTCTGTCCAAATTGAAGCCTACTAGCGTCGCTGGTGGGGAAGAACCTGGGACTCAATGGGCAAACTGGGCAGAGAAGATCAAGCAGAGTATCCGCGAGGTCACCGGACTCGGCGAACAGCTAAAGGCCTCAGAGCTTGGACAGGGTGCCATTGAGCAGGCCAGAGGGATGGCTAAGGCGATCGAGATGATGTCCGATCAGCCTGAGAAGGGTCGTGGTAGTCTTATTGGTCTCGCAAAGGCCTTGAAGGACGCTGGCTTCGAAGGTGGGAACCTTACGGAGCAGCTGGCCAAGATGTATCTCCTAATCGAGCAGCGCAAAGACACACTCAAGGAACTCGAAGCGTTGCCGGGTAAGGCAGCTACAGCCGGTGAAGCTATCGCGAAGATGTTCGAGACGGTGGAAGCCCGACGCCAGGCAGCCACGGTGGGCGAAGTTGGTGAACAGACCCAACTGGAGAAGCAGCTTGTCACAATGACGGAGCACTTCGACGTCCTC